CAAGGTCCACAAGGTCCTCAGGGTGCAACGGGTCCGCAAGGTCCGCAAGGTCCTATTGGTGGATCAAATACACAAATTCTTTTCAATGATAATGGCTCAACTGGTGGTTCTGCCAATTTAACATTTGATAAAAATGGAAATGTGTTAACCTTTGGCACCACTGTCATGCGTGCTTTTGCAACTAATGCAAATGTAAACTTTGATAGTAATACTTTCTTCATTGACGGTACTAGCGATAGAATTGGTATAAAAACAGGTTCTCCTACAAATATTTTGGATGTAAGAGGAAATGTTTCTATCGGTGACTATACTTCCAATGCATGCATATTCTTGTATGGATCTACTGGTGATGTTCGTGGTCAAATACTAGTCGACGGCACATCACTCATCATTGACGCAGATAGTTCATTACTTCTCCAACCTGGCAATTCATTGAAGGTAACAATTGAACCAAGCGGTAACGTTGGAATTGCTACTGCAACACCAACATCAAATCTTCATGTTGTTGGTAATGCAAATATTACTGCCAACTTGACGACTACGTTTAAGAGTGTCAAAGATACAATAATTGCAAATACATCAACGAATGGCGCAAATACTGTAAATCTACAAGATTCAAACTACTTCCGTCATGTATTAACAGCAAACTCAACGTTCACCTTCTCTAATGCACCAACATCTGGAACAGGTCAATTGTTCTCGTTGTTAGTATTGCAAGATGGAACAGGTGGAAGAACAGTATCTTGGGCTAATACAATTTATTGGGCTGGTGGTTCCGCACCTCCTGCTACAACAAATGCAAACGCTCGAGATTTGTGGACATTTATCACTTATGATGGTGGTACAACATTCTGGGGTACGCTTGCTATTAAGGACGCTAGATAGTAGAATAGTATTCTTTATTTGGTGATTTTGTTATGAAATTGCATATCTTAGTTAATCCACGCAATCCGACTGGACTCATGAATCGCATTGATCCCTTTGCGGTTCATGGGTACAAATACATTAAACATCTGAAAGATCATTATGAGATTATTCATTATGGTATTCCTGGTGCACAAGTTGATTGTGAGCATGTGAACATCTATTCCAATCCTGGCGATATTAATACATTTAATATTCTTGCTGGTGAAGAAATTCAAAAAAGAAAAGATGCAGGTGATATTATTGTTTGCTTTTTTGGATTAGATAACAAGAAAGCATGCGAGATAAATTCTGATTGTAAATGGGTTGAACCATCAATCGGATACCGAACCAGCGGAGTCTTTGCTCCATATCGTGCATTTACTTCTTACGCACAAATGCATTTTTTCTACGGTGAGCGTGGGATGCTTACGTCACCGTCATGGTTTGATGACGTCATCTATAATCCATTTACGATTTCTGAATTTGAATATCAAGAAAACAAAGAAGATTATTTTTTATATTTTGGTCGCGTTCATGAAGATAAAGGCGTGCATCTTGCAATTCAAGGCACAGAGAAACTTGGAAAAAAACTTATCATTGCTGGACCTGCAGAAAATTTAAAACATCTTGGTTACAATACAATTCCTGATCATGTTGAACTTGCTGGCTATTGTGATCCAGAAAAAAGAAATAAACTTATGGGCGGTGCGAGAGCATTGCTTGGATTAACATATTATGTTGAGCCGTTCGGTAACATGGTCATTGAAGCAAATCTATGCGGCACACCAGTGATTACAACTGACTGGGGTGCATTTCCAGAGATTGTTCGACAAGGCGAAACAGGATATCGTGTCAAAGATTTTAGAACTTTACTTGAAGCAATGGAAAATGTTATAAACATTAATCCAACTGATTGTAGAAATTGGGGATTAAATTTCTCTGATGAAAAGATTCACGAAAAACACCATCAATATTTGCAAAAAGTGATTCGCAATAGTTTTTATGACTAGCAAAATAATTGTTGTTGGATCTTCCATTCAACCAAGACCAGGAAGATTCACTTATAGTCCAACTAGATCTATTTTCCCAGCGGATGAAAGATTCCGACAGACCATCTTTACAGTCAACTCATTGCGCAATAGTTTTCCTGATGCAAAAATTGTTGTAATTGATTCATCAGATGAATATGCTGAATATATAAGCACGTTTAAACATTTTAAAAATGCTGAGTTCATTCCACTTAAAGAATTAAATTATCAAGCATTTGAAATTGTAAATACACATCCAAATAAAAGTCTTTGCGAATCAATTTTATTAAACACTTTCTATACAAATTATAGAAAAGAAATTTTAACTTATGACTATCATATTCATGCATGCGGTCGTTATTTTTATTGGGATTTGAATAATGATTTGTTCACAGAAGAAAATAAGGATAAAATTTTCTTCAAGCGACCAATGAAATTTCCTTGGGATCCTTCTTGGCGCTATCACTTCGTAGATATTCGTGAAGAGCAAAAAGAAGAATCATTGCGTCAATATTGCACTGTGTTGTATGCGTTCGGAATAATGCACCTAGATAAATTTATTGATATTAATGAGGCTGCAATTCATTTAATTAAACAACCTCATATGATGCACTATGACATTGAAACACTATCATATTACTTGACAAGACAATACAAAGATAATATCATAGAAACTGACTGGCGAGTGTGCGGATGGGACGGAACATCTGGACGATTTATGTTTTATTGAGGCAAACATGAAGATTAATTTAATTGTAACAGACGATTTTTATCAAAATCCAGATGAAGTTAGAGCATTTGCGCTCTCTCAGCCTTTTGAAGTTTCTGGTAATTATCCTGGTGTTCGAACTAAACCATGGCTCTCAGAGGATTTAAAATCTACAATTCAATATATTGTTTACAGCGCAGGTGGTAAAGTTACCAATTGGTTTGAGGATTCTGGATACACTGGTGCATTTCAAATTTGCACTGCAAAAGATCGAACATGGATTCATGCTGACAGTTATAATGGTTGGGCTGCTGTATGTTATCTTACTCCTGATGCACCATTATCCTCTGGAACTGCATTATATCGTTGGAAAGAAACAAAAGAGGATGCGCGCTTGGATAATAACGCCCCCTACCTAGATGGGTATGATTATACAAAATGGGAAAAAACAGACTACGTTGCCAACAAATATAATCGCATTGTATTGTATCGCGGCAATCACTATCATGCATCATTAGATTATTTCGGTGACAATTATCAAAATGGTCGTTTGTTTCAGACATTCTTTTTTAATACAGAACACTAATGAAAATTCTTCATGTTGTTTTTTCATGTAATCGTTTAAAATATCTCACGAAAACTTTAGAATCGTGGGACAAATTAGATTATGGGAATCACGAGGTTACTCGTTTGATTGTCGACGATTATCCAAGAACTAGAAATGATGGAATATTTCAATTACTTGCAAAAACGCATAACACATTATTGTGGCTACACGATCAGAACTACGGATTATCTGTAACTTGGTCGCAGTTTTTTGACTATTTGAAGAGCACAGACTATGATTATGTCCTTCACCAGGAAGACGATGTAGTTCTACTTGAGCCGATAAAGATTGATGATCTAATTTCGATCCTTGAATCTGATCCTAAAATGGCTTCAGTAGTTCTACAGCGTCAACCTTGGTACTTCACTGAAACAGAATCTAAAATAGAATCTGAAGATATTAGAGTCGGAAACTACTATCTTTATAAAAACTCTAAAACTTTTCCAATTATCTTTAGTTTATATCGCAAAAATGTGGTAGAATTTCCATTCCGAGAGCATTGGGGATTCAATATGAACGAAGGTATGGCTATGGTTTATCTTGATTATTTCCACCAAATGTACGCTGGAATGATTAAAAACTCTGAGGGTAAACATATTATAGAACATATTGGCGAAGAATCCACTGGTAAACGAATCTTACCAAATGAGCCTCGATATGAATTTTTTGCGCATATGGATCCCAATAAAGTCTACTCCTCTCGAGATGGAGTCCTAATCGAATAGAAACTAAATAAAGAGTAAGTTTTTATGAGGTTACAATGGCATCTCCACAATCTAGAACTGAACTTAAAGATTATTGCCTCCGTAAACTAGGCTTCCCAGTAATTGAAATTAATGTTGATGACGATCAATTAGAAGATCGTATCGATGATGCGTTGCAGTTATTCAATAACTATCATTATGACGGTACAGAAGATGAATATCTTGCTCATAGAGTGACGCAAGCCGACATCAACAATGGATACATCACTCTTGCAGACTCAATTATCGCCGTGTCGAGAGTATTCCCATTAAACGGATCAACGACATCTTCAACTTCATCCTCTGGTTTTAACATTTTTGATATTAATTATCAGTTACGTCTAAACGATTTTTATAATCTAACAGCCTCATCTTATACCTATTATGTCATTGCTCGTGAGCACTTAGCAATGCTAGACATGGTTGTGACAGGAGTTCAACCATTCCAATTTAATAAGAAAGTCCACAAACTTTACATTACCACGAACTGGGAAGGGCGTTATGATCCAGGCAATTATATTTGTTTTCAGTGCCGTCGTATTGTGGACCCAGAATGCTATTATGGCGTTTACAATGACATTTGGGTGAAAGAATATACCACTCAATTATTCAAGCGCCAGTGGGGTGAGAACATGAAGAAATATGGTAACTATGTTCTTCCTGGCGGTCTTGTAATCAATGCACAAACAATTTACGATGAAGCCACAGTTGAACTTGGTCGTCTTGATGAAAAACTTCGAGATACTTACGAAGAACCACCATTTCAGTTGCAGTCATTCTAATGGCAACATCAGTTTATTTTAATAATAACGGATACGGATCACAAGAAAGATTTCTTGTTGAAGATTTAATCAACGAATCAATTCGAAATCATGGAATTGATGTTTACTACATCCCACGTGATTCTCAGTCATCATTAGATGAAATTTATGGTGAAGATCCTGTCAAATCATTTACTCAAGCAATTAAAATTGAAGTTTATCTAGAAACTTATAATGATTTCGAAGGTAACGAAGAATTTTTCTCTAAATTTGGTCTTGAGATTTCAAAAGGTGTTACAGTTGCAATGAGCCGTAAATCTTTTGATACATATGTTTCATCTGTAGTTGATCGCAATGTTCCAAAAGAAGGCGACTTAATTTATCTCCCAACTCAATTAAAGTTGATGGAAATTAAATTCGTAGAACAAGAAAAATCATTCTTCCAGTTGGGTCGTCCTGGAGCAAGATCAGGCGCAGTTTCTGCTGTTGGTCAAGCAAAGATTGGCTACATGTATGAAATCAGTCTTGAAACATTCCGTTACAATGGCGAACTCATTAAAACTGGTTATGAAGAGATTGATATCATTGCTGATAATAGAGCACAAAGTGTTGATTACACAATGAATGCTGGTGGTACTGGCACTTTCTCTGTTGATGAAATTGTTTATCAAGGTGCTTCTGTGGCTGCAGCAACTGCTAAAGCATATGTTTCAGAATGGAACGCTGTAACAAAAACATTGCGTTTACGAAACATATATGGATCGTTTGCATCAAATACAAACGTCATTGGTGCAAGCAGTGGAGCAACGTGGTCATTGAATACTGGCAACACACAAGAAGATGCATCAACAACCTTTGATGATAATGTTCGCATTGAAACTGAAGCAGATAATATTTTAGACTGGACTGAAACAAATCCATTCGGATCTCCTAACGAGACCTAATCATGTTAAACAGCACACATTATTATCATCGCATCACACGCAAGATGGTCGTGTTGTTTGGCACGATGTTTAATAATCTTAAATTGAAAAGATATAATAAAGCAGGAACAACTGAGATTGAAAGAATCACAGTTCCATTGACTTATTCAAGTAAAGAAAAGTTTTATGTGCGCATCACTCAAGATCCTGATCTATCAAGAGAAATTCAAATTGTTTTGCCAAGAATGGCATTTGAATTAACTGCGATCACATATGATCCATTGCGCAAAAATAGCACTTTTGTAGAGCAGTTTACAACAAAAGATAATGATGAAATAAGTCGTGTTACAAGAACACCATATAATTTTGAATTCTCATTGTATATTTTTGTTCGTAATGTTGAAGATGGTACGCAGTTGATTGAACAAATACTCCCATATTTTGCTCCTGATTATACTTTGACTGCTACATTGGTTGAAGGATTAAAAACTGATCTTCCTATTATTCTTCAATCAGTCAGTCAAGATATCACAAATGACACTGGTGAATCAGATCAATTAAGAACAATTGTTTGGACGCTTACTTTTACAATGAAAGGTTATTTGTATGGTCCAACAACAAACAGCAAACTAATTCGTCAAGTCACATCAAATACATTCTTCTATAATACAGAAGGAACAACAAAACAACTTAATCTTGGTAATCCTGCATCAAACACAGAATTCAAGATTGGTGAACTTGTTTATGAAGGAAGAACTATTGCTGAAGCCAATTCATCTGGATTTGTTGCTTCATGGGATAATACTGCAAAAATTCTTATCATATCTGATGCATCTGGTATTGTTCAAATAGGAAAACAAATAAAGGGTGCTGTTACAAACGCATCATATAACATTATATCGTTTGACACTGCAGATTATCAGTTGTCTAAACTTGTTGTCACACCTGATCCATCAGGAGCAAATGCAAATGATGCATTTGGATTTACAGAAGTAATTAGTGTTGCCCCTAATTTATGAGTGAAGTAAATAAAAATCTTTCAGAAATTTTAAATACTGATTATGTGCCTGTTGTGAGTGATAAATCTGACAAGCCAATCACTATTCATCAATCTGAAGAAACAAATCCAGATGCGCATTATTCTCGCGCAAACTATTATAATCTAATAGAAAAGGGCAACGAAGCACTTGATGGTATTCTTGAAGTTGCAAAAGAATCACAACACCCAAGAGCGTACGAAGTTGCTGCAAATATGATTAAAAATCTCTCTGACGTAACAGAGAAACTTATGATTCTTCAAAAACAACAACAAGAATTAAAACCAAAAGATCAACAATTAGCGCCAACTAATATTAATGTTGATAAGGCAGTATTTGTTGGATCAACTGCTGAGTTGTTAAAAAAATTAAAAAATGAATCTAGCGACTAAAATAAAACATTATCTCGGGAATCCGAACTTAAAACGAGTTAACATGGTTCTTCAATTAACTGAAGACCAAGTTCGTGAATATTATAAGTGTTCTCAAGATCCAATTTATTTTATTGAAAACTACGTTAAGATCATTACTCTTGACAAAGGTTTCGTACAAATATCTTTATATCCATTTCAGCGGCAAGCAGTTCAAGATATTAACGACAACCGCCGAGTAATCGTAAAAGCAGGTCGTCAGGTCGGTAAAACTACAATGGTTGTTGGTTATATTCTATGGTACATTCTATTCAATGAAGATAAGTTTGTAGCGATCCTAGCCAACAAAGCACCAACAGCACGCGAAATTTTAAACAGAATTAAAATTGCCTATGAATCTTTACCGCTCTGGTTACAGCAAGGCGTAAGAACATGGAATAAAGGTGATATTGAATTGGAAAATAATTGTCGTGTATTGGCATCCTCAACTGCCTCATCAGCCATCCGTGGTTATTCTATCTCGTTACTATATCTTGACGAATTCGCTTTCGTCCCAAGTAATATTGCTGAAGAATTTTTTACTTCTGTTTACCCAACTATTTCTTCTGGTACAAGTTCTAAAATTCTCATATCATCTACACCTAATGGTATGAATCACTACTATAGAATGTGGACTGAGGCTGTTGAAGGGCAAAATGGATTTAAACATATTGAAGCAAACTGGCGGCAGGTTCCTGGTCGCGACCAAAAATGGGCAGACGAACAGCGTCGAGTTCTTGGCGAACAGAAATTTCTTCAAGAAATGGAATGTGAGTTTATGGGTTCGGCAGGAACCATGCTCTCAGCCCACGCATTAAAGTCTCTTGCATTCGTAAAACCATTGCATGTTTCTGAAACAGGAATAAAAATTTATCACCAACCAGTAAAAGATCATGTATATTTGGCTGTGGCTGATACTTCTAGAGGAAAAGGATTAGACTATTCCGCTATCGCAATTATAGATGTGTCTGAGATCCCATATAAACTTGTTGCCACATACAAAGACAATAATATTAGTCCTTTAGTTTATCCTGGCATAATTAAAAAAATGTCTGATTATTACAATCAGGCATATGTTCTTGTGGAGATTAACGATAACGGTCAACAAGTTGTTGATGCACTGTTTGATGATTTTGAGTATGAGAATATTCTTTCAACTGTGGATATGAAGGGTAAGATAGCACTGACATGGGGATTCGGAAACAAATCTCAACGAGGTATTCGGACTACTAAATCGGTTAAACGTCTCGGATGTTCTATTTTAAAAAATTTAATCGAACAACAAAAATTATTGGTGCAAGATTTTGATACTATCTCAGAATTTTCGACGTTTATTTCAAAAGGATCAAGTTTTGAAGCCGAAGAAGGTAGTCATGATGATATGGTTATGTGTCTAGTTCTTTTTGCGTGGTGTACAAATCAACAATTTTTTGCTGATTTGAGTAACATCAACATCAAGGGAAGACTGCATGAAGAACAAATGCGGCAAATTGAAGAAGAACAACTACCAGATTTTTTGGCTGGTCATGTCGATGTGGATCAGGGAGAACACCGATATGTTGAGGATGGTGCAGTTTGGAGCGTCGTAAATCGTTAAACTCACCAAAATACTAAATAACTGGTAGATTTCTTAATTCTCCATTCATAGGAGCATAAACATGGCTTTTCAAGTATCTCCTGGTGTTGTTACGTCCGAAGTTGATTTAACAACAGTCGTTCCAGCAGTGGCAACAACGACTGGCGCATTTGCTGGTGTATTCAATTGGGGTCCAATTGAACGTGCAATTGCTATCTCTGATGAAACAAAACTCGTTTCAGCCTTCGGTAAACCAGATAACAACACTGCGGTTTCTTTCTTTACCTCTGCAAATTTTCTTGCATACGGTAGCGATTTGAGAGTTGTTCGTGCTGGTAACGGAACAAATACCAACACTGCAATTTCGAATTCAAGTTCGAATGTTCTCATCAAGAATGATGAAACATACTTTAACACATACTACTCCTCAAACAGCGCAACGATTGGACCTTGGGCAGCACGTTATGCTGGCGCTCTTGGAAACTCATTGAAGGTCTCTGTTTGGGCGAATGTCAACGCAACACTATTCGCTTCATGGGCATACGCTCCATACTTCTCATCAGCACCTGGAACATCAACGTATGCTTCTGCTGTAAGTGGCGCAAATGACGAAATTCACGTTATCGTTGTCGATGAAGACGGTTTGATTACTGGAACATCAAATACGGTTCTTGAAGTTTACCCATTCGTATCAAAAGCATCAGATGCCAAGGATAGTGTTGGTAATTCAAACTATTATAAAGATGTTATCTATCGCAATTCGAAGTATGTTCACTGGACAGACTTCGTGGACGCCGCAAATACATCAAATACTTGGGGTAAAGCAGCGGCTGGACGCACGTTTGCTGAAGTTCCAAACGTCACCGCTCTACACACAATCTCACTTGTAAACGGTACAGACGGTGGTCCAACTTCTGGCAACGTTCAAACTGCTTATGGTTACTTTGTCAACCCAGAAGAAATTGATGTATCACTCGTCATGACTGGTGCGCACGACTCTGCAACTCAGTTGTATGCAATCAATACGGTTGCCGCTGCTCGTAAAGACGCTATCGCATTTATATCACCAACGTTAGCAAATGTACAGTCAGCAACTCCAGTAGATGCTATCGTAAATTATCGTAAGAATGCATTGGCAAATGTCAGTTCTTCCTACGCTGTAATGGATTCAGGCTGGAAGTATCAGTACGACAAGTACAACGACGTTTATCGTTGGATTCCATTGAATGGTGACGTTGCTGGTCTTTGCGCTCGTACCGACCAAGTACGTGATCCATGGTATTCACCAGCAGGATTGGCGCGTGGTCAGATTCAAAATCTCGTCAAACTCGCATACTACCCAACGTCTTCAGACCGCGATACACTATACAAGAATGCAATTAACCCAGTTGTGTCTTTCCCAGGAGAGGGTACTATCCTCTTCGGCGATAAGACGATGCTCGGTAAGCCAAGCGCATTTGATCGTATCAATGTTCGCCGCTTGTTTATTGTTCTTGAAAAGGCAATCGCAATTGCTGCTCGCTCAAGCCTCTTCGAATTCAACGATGAATTTACAAGAGCGCAGTTTGTCTCACTCGTTGAGCCATTCTTGAGAACAGTTAAGGGTCGTCGTGGTATTTTTGATTATCGCGTTGTCTGCGATGGTTCAAATAATACACCAGATGTCATTGATCGCAATGAGTTCCGCGGAGACATTTATGTCAAACCAGCACGCAGCATTAACTTCATTCAATTGAACTTTGTTGCGGTTAGAACTGGCGTTGCGTTTGACGAAATTGTTGGACGATTCTAATCTAAATAGAAAGAAATAGGAGTATCATAGATGCCTTTTAATATTCAAG